CATTTCGTAAATCGCAATAAAGAATGGGAGCTGATTGAGAAGCTCCTCACTATTGTCGACAGCTCGGATTTCGATCCGAGCGATACCGCTGTGTTGATGGTGTCTCCAGACTATTCAGCTACTGTCGCAATGCACCTCGCTCATGCTTGGTCGCGCAATGGTGAGATGCTTCCTGTGATTGCTGTAGATGTACCATATCCGGATGAGGACAAGTATGAGTATCAGAAGAAGCTGATTGCCCAGCAGATGGACATTCGACCATTCCGTAAGCTCGTATTGGTAGAGGCTGGTATTATTCGTGGCGGTAATTGGGCATGGCTAATCGATTCACTGAAGGTGTGGGGATTTGACCGAGAGCACATTACATTAGTGGCTATGTGTGAGAACATACACTCTAGAGTGAAATCTGACTACGTTGGTGAGTATTATGATGATGATAAATATGAGCTAATGTTCTATTTTGAGCGTTTTAATAAACACTGGCAAGTTAGATAATATGGCAACAATCACTCTTCCTAAAGGCGTACAAGTATATTCAGCAGGCGTAACTAAGACGCTGAATGATCGGATCGCGGGGGTGCAATCATCTAATGCTACTCCAACAGATACTCTAGCTGCTCCTCCAACTGGGTATACTGCTCCTACCACAGTCAATAATGTTGCGCTCAATGCCATTGATGGCTTCAGTGGATCACTGGTAAATTTCAGCTCATCGCTCGACCAGTATTCAATTCAACTCAACGCAATTGACCTCGCGAAGGTAGATGCACAAGGTGGTACGCTGTATAGCGGATCCCTACAAGGCAATACTACTATAGTAGGATCGATTAGAGCAAACAACTCCGTCGGTACGACGGGACAGTACTTAGCATCTGGTGGAGCTGGTAATACATACTGGGCTACATTCTCTGTAGCCGGCACGCCATCGTTAGATGCTGTGATGAGTGTTGGTGCTACAACGTCACGTGCGCTGAGTGTAAGTAATACTGCGAGTATTACCGGACATACGACTATCGGTCCCATAGCAGGTAGCACATCTAGTGGTAATCAGACTAGCTTAGAGATTAAGAACAACGGTGGTACTGGCGACTCTGATGTTGCCGCAATATCATACCACTGTGCTGGGTATTATGGCATCCATCAACACTTGCGCGCCGATGGGTATTTTGGTATCGGTGGTTGGTCAGCATCCACGTGGCGCTGGTACGTGGATACGACGAATGGAGACATGACCGCGGCCGGTAACATTACGGCATATTCTGATCCAAGACTGAAAGAAGACATTACTCCCATCGAGTCGGCTCTGGATAAAGTACTACGATGGAATGGAGTGAGGTATCGTTGGAAGGATACGTCCGTCATTGGGCATCCTGGAACATATGATTATGGTGTACTATCTTCCGACATTGAGCCTGACGCTCCAGAGTTAGTCGTTGATTCGGTATGGGAATCACCAGACGGCGATATGTATAAGACAGTCGTATACGACAAACTAACACCGTTCCTGATCGAAGCGATCAAAGAACAACAAGCACAAATAGAAGATCTCAAAAAGCAAGTATTGGCGTTGCAAACAAAAGCTTGAATGTGAGATAATACTACACATATTAATAGGACTGAAATGACAAAAAAGAAAACATCACTAATGGATACCCGCGATTCGTTTAAGCCCTTCAATTATCCATGGGCATACGATGCATGGTTAAAGCACGAACAATCGCACTGGTTGCACACCGAGGTTCCTATGCTAGAGGATGTCAAGGATTGGAAGTCAAAGTTGACTACAGAAGAAAAGACGTTCCTCACTAACATCTTCCGTTTCTTCACACAAGGTGACATCGACGTTGCTGGTGGATATGTAAACAACTACCTTCCACACTTCCCTCAACCAGAAGTTCGAATGATGTTGATGGGATTTGCTGCACGTGAGGCATTGCACATTGCTGCATATTCGCACTTGATTGAGACTCTCGGCTTGCCTGAGACGATGTATAATGAGTTCTTGGCCTATCAGGAGATGAAAGACAAACATGACTATGTAATGGAAATTTCAGGTCGCAACGGAACGAAAGAGAACACTGCTCGTCACATTGCTGTATTCTCCGCGTTTACAGAAGGTATGCAATTGTTCTCCTCATTCATCATGCTATTGAACTTCCCACGCCATGGTAAGATGAAGGGTATGGGTCAGATTGTTACTTGGTCGATTGTTGACGAAACGATGCACGCCGAGAATATGATCAAGCTATTCAAAACATACATCCAGGAAAACCCAGAAATCTGGAACGATGAGTTGAAGGAATCGATCTACTCTATCGCAGAGAAAATGGTTGAACTTGAAGACAACTTTATCGAGTTAGCATTTGGTATAAATGAGGGTGATGATCTGACAAAAGAAGATGTTAAAAAGTACATCCGATATATTGCAGATCGCCGTTTGATTAGCCTTGGAATGAAAGGCATTTTCAAGGTGAAAAAGAATCCTCTACCATGGGTTGAGGAAATGATTAACGCGCCTACCCATACAAACTTCTTCGAGAACCGATCTACTGATTATGCCAAAGGTGCACAGTCAGGTACTTGGGATGATATCTGGGCTAAGGCATAACCGGAGACTATATGAAGTTCAACGATGAAGATATCGTCATTTGTACTGAGTGTGATGCAGAATTCACCGTCCATAAGCTAGATGATGAAGAAGGCGAAGTTGAATTCTGCCCATATTGTGGACACCACTTATGGGAAGAACATGACGACGATGAAGATGATTCTAGTACAGATGGTGTATATTACAACGACTGATAAAAGCTAAATAGTCCAGTAAATATATGATGATTTGGTGATCTAGATCAACAATACTGGGAGCTAACATGCTCAAAAAGCTCATAACCACAGAGCTTTTTGTTATGTTTTCGTTTATAGCGGCATCATCCGCTCCTGATTCGAATAAAAATATAAAAAATAAAGGGCGCTCGTCGCCCTTTAGTCGTTGATTGGATTAAGTAGTGGATCCAATCACGTTATTCATGCTTGCCAACTCTGCAGTTGCTGCAGTGAAGCAGGGGTGTAAGCTCTACAAAGACATTAAGAGCGCAGCGGGCGAGGTCAAGGATGTATTAAAAGATCTCGACGACCAATTTCATAAGCTCCACCCACCAGAAAAGCCCGCTACTGTTGAGCAGAAAAACCAATACGTTCGTCAAAAGAACGAAGTCATTGAGCTTAACAAGAAAGCCAATGAAGGTCAACACGATGGCATCTATCGTGAAATTGGCGAACATCTGGGATCATACTACGACAACTTCTACAAATGCATGGCTGTATTTGAAGAAGAAGAGCTCCGTGCTGAGACAGAAGTATACACTGGCGATGCAAGCCTAGGTAAGAGAGCCCTACAACGTGTGTTAATGCGTAAACAACTAGAGCAGATGAGTGTAGATCTGCGCGAGTTGATGGTATATCAGAGTCCTCCCGAATTAGGGGCATTGTACACCGAAGTAGAAGCCATGATGAAGCACATGGGCGAGACACAACGAGTGTTAATTTCCAAACAAATGAGAAGCGATCGCGCTGCCGCAGTACGAAGAAGAAATCGAATGATTAAGCTACGTACCGAAATGGCTATCGGGATCGGTGCATTAGTTCTTTGCGCGGCAATTGGACTAATGATTGCTTTCGTTATTGAAGATAGAATAAGAAAGTATCCGCACCTAGGGGATGGGTGGTTACCAAAGACAGAAGAACAAAGAAGAATAGAAGCTGCGCCAAAGATTTGGACAGGAAGATAACCATGCCTACACTAAAGAAGAGATGGGATAAGTTTCTAGAATATAGCACAGCAGCTGCTGCTGTGTTAATACTCACTATTGCTGCAGTTGGATTACTATTGGTCGTCGGCGTTGCAGTGGTGATCGCCAAAGTTTCAGTTTTTGTCAGGTAAAGATTGTGAACGATTTATCGTTTTAAGTTGTAGCGGTTGCCGTCTGCCTTAGCATCGAGGTAGTGGCTATCGTTTCTCTTATAGAGCTGCTTGCTCCATTGGCTGTCTTCAGATGGTTTTTGGAAAGCGGCTCTTACCTTTTTTAATAAGAACGCTATATACCTCATAATAATCCCCTTTGAGTTATATAGGTAATGAATGTGAATAATTGGACATATAATGATACTCCATTTGAGGAGCCGGATCCACAGCACTATGGGTTCGTGTATTTGATAACCAACAACCTAACCGGTAAGATGTATATCGGCAAGAAGGTGTTCTGGTTCAAGAAAACAAAACAAGTCAACAAGAAGAAAAAGAAATACCTTGCCCCAAGCGATTGGAAAGAGTATTATGGATCATCGCCAGCACTGAATAAAGATGTTGCATTACATGGCGTGGAAAACTTCAAACGCGAGATCCTACACCTGTGTGCCAACAAAGGCCTGGCGTCATACTATGAGACGTTGGAACAATTCCAAAGAGAGGTTCTCTTTAATCCTGAACAGTACTATAATGACTGGATCATTGTCCGAGTACATAGGAAACACGTCTTAAATGAAATCGCAAAACGGAACCCCATACAGTCTTCCGACAAATCCACCGTCGAAGGCGTTACGCAACGGTAATGTATCTATTGATGTGTATCAACGCATGAATGGGTATGAGGTATATCAGAAGACTGGAGATGCCCCATATCAACGTATGCAACTGACTGCACCTCAGATGAACAGCTTCTTTAACATGATGAAAACTGCGGGGTTTGTAGAAGTATGATTGATTTTGCCGACATCCTCACAATACTGGTACTCTGGTTTGTTATTAGCTTTGTGATTAAATTCCTCCGCAATTACTCAGAGCTATCAGAGGAGCATGAGGATGCTAAGACAATAAAGGTAGTATTCCTTCAAATAGATGTTGAATGTCTCAACGGTTTGTGGTATGGTTGGTATATGAGTGACGAACAAGAAGCCTTTGTTGCACAGGGCGCCACTTATGATGAGGCAGTACTTAACTGTAAAAACACTTTAGAACGAAAGAACCCCGAGTTCAAGATTGTGTTTAGATTTGAGAAGAAACGAAATGAACAACCAGCTCTACAAAATTAAAGAAAACGTGACAATTGTAAATGCGTTGTCGGGTGCTAAGGTGCGCGGCGATATCATTAAAGAAGATGAGATCGATGGTAAGAGCTTTTATGTAATGAAAGTTCCTCCACGTACGGCTCCTCTTCGATATTTTAAAGATGCATGGTCAATCCAAAAGGAAAAAACAAAATGACATTAGTTGAATTGAAAGCAGCACTACATGCTGGTCCTGTTGTAGTCACATTCACAAAGGCCGATGGTACTGAGCGTACCATGCGATGCACCCTGCAAGAGGGTGTAGTTGTACCTCACGAGAAGAAGACCGAGCGCGTAAAAGAGGCTAAGGAAAATCTCGTAGCAGTATGGGACCTTGAAAAGAGTGCGTGGCGCTCATTTAAATTTGACGCTATTAAGACAGTCGCATTAGTATGATAGAAAAGAAAGACGTAGGTATCACATTCGGTGCCTTCGACTTGTGTCATGCTGGCCATGTGGTAATGTTTGCAGATTGTAAGAGATTCTGCAATTACCTCATTGTTGGTTTACAAGTCGATCCTAGCCTTGAGCGTGATAATAAGAACACACCCGTGCAGTCATTGTATGAACGATACTTGCAACTGCAAGCAATTAGTTATATCGATGAGATCATCCCATATACATATGAGCATGAGATCATTCAAATATTAATGACTCGCGATATCGATGTACGTTTCATTGGTGCTGATTATATCGGTAAGGACTTTACTGGTAGAGACTACTGTATGAACAAGCAGATCGACATTTGCTTTACTAATAGAGATCATCCATTCAGCACAACTGAGTTGCGTAAACGAATTCAAAACAACCCTTCAAAATAATTATGACTGTATTTGCTACTGATGAATTGAGTGCTAACGCGTTTGGCGGCACAGAACTAATGAAGCGCAATCTCGAGGCACAACTCGATCCAGAATTGCTCAAACACTTCCATATTACAGCTAGTCGCTACCGTGGCGGTGATCCTGATAAGATCAACCTATACTGGTTGCACGACTTGCCTGGTGATCCTGAATCAGCACACCTTGCCAATGGTGGTTGGAACAATTTTGAGAAGTTGATTTTCGTCTCTAATTGGCAATGGCAAGCATACCAAGCGTATTATGGTATCCCATGGCATAAAGCGATTGTGTTGCAGAATGCAATCACACCAATCTCCAACATCCAAAAGTCTAAAGACAAGATCAAGTTGATCTATAACACTACTCCACATCGTGGTTTGGAATTGCTCGTTCCTGTGTTTGATGCATTATGCAAACACTTCGACAACATCGAACTTGATGTGTTCTCATCATTCAAAGCATATGGTTGGGAAGAACGCGATAAGCCATATGAAGAGTTGTTTGAGATGTGTAAGAATCATCCGAAGATCAACTACCATGGATTCCAATCGAATGATGTAGTACGTCAGGCGCTTGCTGATGCCCACATCCAAGCATATCCATCTATCTGGAATGAGACCTCATGTATTGCTCTTATGGAAGCAATGAGTGCTGGTTGTTTGTGTGTCCATCCTAACTTTGGCGCGCTGCCAGAGACATCATCCAATTGGACATGGATGTATCAATGGCAACAAGATAAACGCGATCATGCAAACATGCTGTACGGATACCTTGCCAATGCTATTGACAATTACTGGACCGACAGCGTTCAGACTCGTGTCGCTGGCCAGAAATCATATGCTGATGTGTTCTATGGTTGGGAGCTGCGCAAGCACCAATGGAACGCACTGCTAACAAGTATCCTACAAGAAAAGAATATCGAGTATACACCAACACAGGGATAATAGTTGACTTCATGTAACAATGAAGGTATACTTTCACAATGATACTTGTTGATATAAACCAAACGATGATTGCTAACCTGATGGCTCAGATTGGCAATCACACTAACGTGGAAATTCAAGCAGATATGGTTCGCCATATGATCTTGAACGCTCTACGTAAATACCGGCAAATGTACCCGGACGCTGGAGAGCTAGTCATTGCTTGCGATGATAAGAAGTACTGGCGTCGGGGTGTGTTTCCTGCGTACAAAGCCAATCGCAAGAAAGCTAGAGAAGACTCTGAGCTCGATTGGAACCAAATCTTTACAATCCTAAATACGATTAGAGATGAGCTGCGTGCTCACTCACCATATAAGGTATTGTTGGTTACTGGTGCTGAGGCTGATGACATCATTGCGACGTTGTGCGCAAAACGTGGTAAGCTAATGCAATCGACCGAACCGATCCATATCCTATCTGGCGATAAAGATTTTGTTCAACTACAGATTTACGCTAATGTACAACAATTTGATCCTGTTCGAAAGAAGCAGATCAAGACCACGGATCCGTACAAGTACCTCCGTGAACACATCCTCAAAGGCGACCGTGGTGATGGCATCCCCAACATCATGTCTCGCGACAATTGCATCGTGGACGGCGAACGTCAGAAATCACTCCCTGCTAAGCGGATTGAATATCTGGCCGGCTTCGTCGATCTTTCCAAGGTGCTTCCATCTGATCAACTAAAGAACTTTAAACGGAACGAACAGTTGATCGACCTCCACATGATCCCCGAAGATATTACTAATGCTATTTTGCATGAGTATGATATCCAGCAACCCAAAGATATTGAAGTGTTTCGTAAGTACCTTCAAGATCACAAACTGAAAACACTAGAAGAAAGAATTGGTGAGTTTTAATATGAGACTTGGTATATTTCAAATACTTGAAAAGGCAGCAGAACAAAAAGCAGCAGCCGACAAGATTGCTGTCCTGCAAGCAAACGCAGGCCCTGCCTTGTATACTATCTTAAAGTATGCATTTGATCCAAACATCGTATGGGACTTACCAGAAGGCGAGCCACCATATAAGCCATGTCCATTTCCAGCCCAGGAAATGAGACTGTTTGCTGAGATACGCAGACTGTACTTGTTTATCAAGGGCGGCAATCCTAACTTGACTAAGCTACGTCGCGAGACTCTATTCATTGAGTTGCTCGAGTCTGTACACCCTTCTGATGCAAAAGTGTTGGTATGCATCAAAGACAAAAAGCTGCCATACAAAGGCATCACTGCTAAGCTCGTTAAAGAAGCTTTCCCAGGTCTGATCGAGGAAGTCCCTGCAAATGTTGAAAACGCAAAATCATAAAGATAAATATAAGAAGACGGACCTGAATGAGAAGTCTGAAGGTGGTCATTATTATCGTAAGATGAAGACTACCAAGGAGTCGAAGGCCAACAATGCTCTTGATCGAGCACTACGGCAAAGAGACTTTACTAAGTTAAACGTCGAAGATGACGTATATGATTATTACTAAATTAAGGATTATAAAATGTGGAATACCAAATTTGGGGCATGGATTGAACAGAAGATGATTGCTCTTACTAGCGCAGTGTATATCAAGCGCAGAGAAGCAGCTCCAGTAGAGCAGATCGCTCCAACAGTCGAACCGACAGTATCGAAGAAGCGCACGTTCGTTAAGCGGACCGAGCCAAAGATCACTAAGGCCGCACCTGTTGTCAAAAAGACAAAACAAATTGCTAAGCCAGCTGTCAAGAAAGCTGCTCCTAAGAAGCCTGTCGCTAAGACAGCTCCAAAGAAGCCAGCCGTTAAGACTGCTCCTAAGACAAAAGCTAAGGCAAAATAAATGCCAATGTACTCCTTCAGGGATACAACGACCAATGAGGTCTTTGATATCTTCTTGAGTTTAAAGGAATACGACCTTTATAAAGAGGAACACCCGGGACACGAGCGGTACTTTGATGCCGCGAGTATCCCTTCGCTGGTGTCGAGTGTTTCTGTGACTGGCAAGGTCTCCGATGGGTTCAAGGAGGTCTTGTCAAAGATCTCCGAAGCTCATCCTGGCTCCAACCTTGCTGATAATCATGTGTCGAAGTCGATCAAGCAAGCTCAAACTGAGCGAGCTGTTCGCAAGTGGAAAAGCACCACGGGAGGCATTTCGTAACAACAACAAGGGAGCTCTAATGGCGACAAAACGGTCGAATAACAATTTGCAGGTAGTTTCATCATACGACGAATACGACGCAAAGCCGCAGAAAGAATCAAAGCGTGAGAATCACAATCATAACGCATTGAAAATCAAGCTTGATCACTTGAATACTTTTGAACCATTAACGGAAAATCAACGCGTCTTCTTTGACGCGTATAAGCGTGGAGATTATTTTGTAGCCTTGCATGGAGTAGCAGGGACAGGAAAAACATTTATTGCATTATATAAGGCACTTGAAGAAGTGCTGGATAAATCAAATCCTTTTAAAAAGATCATCATTGTGCGGTCCGCTGTACAATCTCGTGAGATGGGTCACCTCCCTGGCGACGTCGAAGAGAAGATGGAGATTTATCAACAACCATATGTGCAGATCTGCGAAACCCTCTTTGATAGAAAAGATGCATACCAGAGACTATCCGAACAAGGATACATCGAATTCATCTCGACATCATTTATCCGTGGCATGAGCTTCGATGATGCTATCATCATTGTTGACGAAATGCAAAACTTGAACTTTGAAGAAATTGACACCGTTATGACTCGAGTTGGTTACCGCTCGAAGATTATCTGGTGTGGTGATTACAGACAGACGGACTTGAAAAAGAACACCGATAAGTCTGGTATCTTGAAATTCTTTGAAGTAGCGAATAGAATGAACGCTTTCACTAAGATTGAATTCAAAGTGGAAGACATTGTACGTAGTTCGCTCGTACGTGAATATATTATGGCAAAATTAGACTATGAAGACACAACTGGAAAATCGCTTTCGTCGTGAAGAACTTGACATCATCGATCTGGAATCCGTTTCGATCGATGGTAAGCGATACTATAAAACACCAGACGGGAGCATCTACCCGTCTGTAACCACCGTCACGTCTTCTACCAAGAAAGATTACATCGAAGCTTGGAAGAAGCGTGTAGGTGAGGCAGAGGCCGCTAAGGTCTCTCGCCGTGCCTCTGCCCGAGGCACAGATCTTCATACGATCTGCGAACAATACACTCTAAACAATCCCCAATACAAGCGCGGCATGATGCCGAACATTATTGAGATGTTCACCAAGATCAAACCAATGATCGATGAGAATGTTGGGATCATCTATGCTAATGAAATTGCGTTGTTCTCACATGAGCTGAAGACTGCTGGCCGTACTGATATGTTCTGTCAGTTCCAAGGTATCAATACGATTGTTGACTTTAAGACTTCATCCAAAGTCAAGAAGGAAGCTGACATTGAGGACTACTTTATCCAAGCAACGACGTATGCTATGATGCTAGAAGAAATGTACCAAGGAAAGTTGGTCATTCCTCAATTAGCGATTATAATGTCAGTTGCTGAACATGGTGAGCCAGGATTGTTGTTTGTAAAACCAACACTTCCTTATCGCTCTAAGGTTCGTAAGTTGTTCCAAGAATACCACGATGCTAATCCTCCACTGTCGTACAACCCCATGTTGATCGGTTAAGTTGGACATGGTACAATTCCTACATCCCATCTGAGGGATAAGTGAAATCTATATTATGAAGGAATTGACATGACTGCAACCGCTGCTCCTAAGACCAATGATAAGAAGGCCAAGGCTTTTGAGATCTTTGAGGCTAATAAGGACAAGAAGTCTAGCGACATTGCTCGCTTGATTCAAGCTGAGCTGGGCATCACGCTCGCCAACGCTCAATACTACGTCACTCGCGTATTCAAGAAGTGATAACTCAACCCGGCCAAGCGCCGGGTTCATTCCCTATGAAAATTGTACTCGAATTCTCCATCCCTGAAGATCAATATAACATTTGGTGCGCATATAATGCTGGCCACTTGCATACCACGATTACAGAGATTGAACAATACATTCGCGATGTGCGGAAGTATGATGCAGATCCTGTAAAAGCTCTAAGTCGAATTCAAGACTCAATCCAAGAGTTATATAACATAGCTGGACACCCATTAAATGGCTAAGAAAACGAAATACTTCTTCTCTGGTTACGATGTGACGTTGTCTGATGGTCGTGTGGCTGTCGTCGACTGTCAGCTACCCAATTACGATGTTGTTGTACGTGTGTATGATAATGTGTGGCCGTTCGCTGAATTGCGAATCGAGAAGCCAGGCAAATTGGAACGCGTATCTGTGTTCGAACAAATGGAAGAGGCATTGATGTGACTTACGCTACAGTTGAAAAACCAGTATGGTTGACCCTCACCGAAGAAGATATTGAAAATATCAATAAGGACGGTGAGATTGAGATGTGCGCATGGGTGGATGTTGATATGTCCGATTATGACGACGATGACATCCAAAGCGAGTATGAAGAACGATTCAACTTGGAAGGACCAGACCCTGCGGCGTGGCGACGTCTATACGAACAACGTCGATCCTTACCTGTTGAGGACTTTTTGAAAATCGTAGATAATATGATTATGAATAACACAGGACGAGTATTGTGAGTGTAACTTTTTCAGAAGTTCCATTGACGCTTCGGCGATTGATGGGATTGACGAACAGACCCGTACGTCGTAGTAGACGCCGCGGTCGTAAGCGCATGCTTAAAAGTTGGACGTATGCATCATATGAAGTGAGTAAAGATAAAATGGAACAAACAAGCAAAGACCTTTTCCTCGGAGCATCTGATGTATCTGATTATATTACGAGTGAGATTGTATTCGAGCGTAATGATCGACAACTCAGCACGATCCACAAGGAAGTAACTATCCTCGCATCACGCACTGAATGGGCAGGGTTCTTATTGGGTGGTTCGGGTCGCATTGTCCAGATGTCTGGAGATAGTGGATTCCTGGTCGATGATGAGTCATTCTCATACCTCAACTACAGTATCCAGTCTTCGTCAATCTCATTGAAGTTGGTTGGTGATATCGACAAGGTTGCCAAGTGGTATGATGACGCTACTGAACAATTCGAGGAAGTGACAAACACTATCGAGTGGATGTACAGCTCCGATGGTAACAGCATTGAAGTGCCTATCCGTAACGATCGCAAACCGATCGATGAGATGTATCCTTTCCTCGGTGAACGTACACTGGAAAGCTACTACAGCTCGTTCTTGGAATCTAGTGCATCGATCTTGCTTTTGATTGGACCTCCAGGTACAGGTAAGACTACGTTCATTCGTGGTTTGTTGCAACACGCAGACACTAGCGCTATGGTGACATATGATGCAGGTATCCTTGCTAAGGATTACATCTTCGCTCAGTTCATCGAAGGCGATAAGAACATCATGGTAATCGAAGACGCTGACAACTTCTTGGGCGCTCGTTCTGATGGTAACGACATGATGCACAAGTTTTTGAACGTCGGCGATGGTCTCGTGACTACGAAAGGTAAGAAGTTGATTTTCTCAACTAACTTGCCTTCTGTTAAGGACGTCGATCCTGCCTTGATTCGTCCTGGTCGTTGTTTTGACATCGTTCACTTCGGACAGATGAATGAAGAGCAAGCAACTAAGCTGGCAGACAAATTGGACATTCAGCTCGAAATCAAGCCTGAAGGTTTGTATAGTGTCGCTGACGTCTTCCACAAGCAAGTGGAAGCTCCAAGAGTCCCTAAGTGTCGTCTCGGTTTCGTATGAAGCAGTCAACTGAGTGGGTGCCGACTGGGAGTCGCACCATCATCCTTGAAGCAGATGGTGATGATCTGATCATGCCTATCCCAGACGACATGCTCGAAGCAGCTGGTTGGAAGATAGGCGATCAAATAACATTTAATGTTCAGGATGACGGAACTTTAATCTTATCGAAGAAGGAAGAGGTATGAATGGAACTAATTCACGACGTGGGTTTCTTAAAGGATTCGGTTTGCTTTCTGCTATTGCTGCTGGGGGCACTGCACATCATATCGCGAACACAAGTACCGGCATGGCTGTACGGGACCCAGTTGATCCTATTCTCAGTCCTGTTGTGGATAAAGCCTTAGCACCAGCATCGAGCTCGAACCTAACACTAACAGCAGACAATCGTCCGCAAGAAGCGATGCGAATCAATTCAGATGGTGCGTGGGGGATTGGTGTTAGTGCTCCGCAGCCAGAACATCAAAACCGTGTGGCAATGTCTGTGGGAAAAGATAATCGTCTATGGTTGCAAGTAGACGGAGAATGGCGCAGAGTTGCGCTTGAAGGATAAAAATGGAATTGAATGAAATATTTGACGTAATTAAGAACGCCAATACGGGTAGTGCGGTGTATACTACTCACGATAAAGATATTGCTGATGCAGAACGGGCACACCTTCTAGATGTGCTGAAAGCAAAATGGCCGCAAGAAGCGGCCATGTTAGATAGTACGCTACCTAGAAGTATTACGATCGGGTCTTCCAAGTTTTAAAGGACTTGACCTGGCCAGGAGTATCCTTGGCATATGTGTTTGTCAGACTGTCTGTACCCTCAAGTCTATCCTTAGGCGCGAGGGTACCCTCATTTGCCTGGGTAGCTGTATTGCTTCGGCGCTTGTTGTGGATCCAACTCTTAAATTCTCTTGTACGTCCCCAACGATTGCCTTGAGGTAGTTTGGTTTTCACGCGGGTCTCTTTACCGGTATTGCGGTTGATTGCCCACTTCAGGCCAGCAGCATTGCGGTGTCCTTCTTGAGACATAGCAATTTGTTCTTTCGAGGCATGAGTATGCTTGTGGCCTTCAAAGTTTGAATGCCCCTTCATAGTTCTCGAGATCTTTTTTCTTGTTTCTAAATCCATTGCAATATTCCAAAAAGATGTTGTCTTGTTTCGTATATTTAGGATAATTGAGACTATGGATATCGCATCAACACTAGTACAAGCAGCATTCGTCGCACTGGGGTCTACTTCAGTCACGGTGTCTGATTCTGCCTCTTATCAGTTCAACCCCAGTATGTCTCAAGTTGAGGGATGCAAACGTGCGGAAGAACGAACCAAAGTCAAGCTGATACAAAAAGTATATGGCCAGGATTTTGGATCCGATTCTACCATGTCGTGTCGAGAGACAGACCAACATCGTTGCGAATCCCTCACCAACACATATGAGAATTCACGCGGATATATTAAATCAATCAACTCCCGTACCGAGAAGGTTGAGGGTTGGACATGTACTGTTAGTATGTCTGCGGACGTACAAGTGATCAAGAAGACCAAGTCTAGTATTGATGCATCAGCGCAGCTCAATAGAGTGGTATATTTGCCTACTGATATTGCTGAGGTGACTGTTAAGACCAACAGTAGCGGCCTCGTTAGTGTGTTCAAGTATGATCCTGTCTCAGATATTACAACTAAGGTGTTTCCAACAGGCCAATCTGAACGCACGTGGGTATACTTCGATCGTCCATTACAAGTCCGCGTACCAATGAATTCCATGGAAGAACGTGATATGCCATATTACTTGTTCGTTACTGTTACGGACGTTCCTGTGAATATGAGAGACCAATATCGGTTGCATGATTTCTACGAGATGTGGGATAATCAACCGAACAAGGACAAGTATCTTGTTCGCAAATCGTTTAACATTGCTAGGAGCAAACTGTGAAGAAATTTTTATCATGTATCGCATTGGTAGCTTTAGTTGGTTGTTCTTCGACCGGCGTCAAGATTGCTGATGGCAATAAGACTATCGAGACTACTAAACCACCAACGGTAGATATGCCAGCTTGGTACCTAGATGTACCACGCGAAGAGGCAGCAATGTATGCTACGGCTACGGAGATGTCTACCGACTTGCAGTTTAGTATCGACCGAGCACTGATGTCTGCTAAGCGTGAGCTTGCGTTCAAGCTGGAGAACGAAGTGTCTCAGAAGTTCCGCGACTATACTGCTGAGACTGGCAGTGGTGAGACTGGAACGATTAGTAAAGACACTGAGCGTCTGACTATTTCTAACTCTAAGTTCGTCAACCTAGTTGGTGTTGAGCGAGTACGTACACACGTCGTGCGTGAGGGCAATCGCTACCGAGCGTTTGTGTTGGTTCGCTATAGCTTAGATGCGTCGAACAAGATCCATGCTAACTACATGGCTAAACATCGCCAACGTGATGCACGCGAACGTCTCGATAAGTTCGAAGAAGAGTTGAAGTCCGATAAGGGCCAGTCACATTCTAAGGTCGAGCCTGTCAAAGTAGATACGAGCGTTACATTGTTGGGCAATCAAGTTGCAGATGCTAATATCCGCGACCGTGTGCAGCGCGTGTACAACGACCCTAACGCTGTAGTGATTAAGGAGACAGTGCGTTGATTCAGTTCAGCTTTTATCTAGATGCCTGGCGCTATTGTCAGGAACATAGAACGTCAGCTAAAAAGATCGTCCGTGTAGATTGGGATACATGGGCGGTCCCCAAACCTAGGAAAAAGAATGTTCACAAGCAAAGACAAGCTGCGATATCAAAATCAGAAGCATGAGGATATGGCCTACGCGGCCGCCATTGAGTTGATGATCAATACAAATATGTCAACCGAGAATGTCCGTGAAATGTTCCTAGAAGCGTACCCAGATTATGAGTATGTACTCGACGAAGTAATCGAGGACGTCAATAGCGTAGGTTGACGTATATCTTGGACAGCGTTATAATAGTTCTAATTAAACACCCCTGAGGAAGTAAAATGGAAATCGAAATCATCCCAACCGTAATTGCCATCCTTGCAATTGCAATTGCATTGGTGTCGGCAGTATGGATTGTCAATCTGCGACGCGTCGTTAGCACGAACGAAGTGCACATCATCCAGAGTGCTAGTAAAACAGTTTCATATGGTAAAGACCAAGTTGATGGTAACACTTATTACGAGTGGCCAGCTTGGATTCCAATCATTGGTATTCAAGTGATCAAGTTGCCGGTCTCTGTGTTTAGCTTGCGTTTGAAAGATTATGAAGCATACGACAACGGGCGCTTGCCATTTGTGTTGGACTTGGAAGCATTCTTCCGTATTGAGAATTCCAATATTGCAGCTCAACGTGTATTCAGCTTCTCTGAATTGAGTAGCCAGCTGACTTCAATCTTGCAAGGTGCTGCACGTACTATTCTTGCCAGCAAAACGATTGAAGAAATCATGCAAGGCCGATCTGAGTTTGGCGATGCGTTTACTAAAGAAGTCAACGAACAGCTCAAGGCTTGGGGTGTGACTACTGTTAAGAATATCGAATTGATGGACATTCGCGACAGCCGTGAAAGCCAGGTTATCCAAAACATCATGGATAAGAAGAAGTCCGAGATTGAAAAAGAATCACGCATTGTGGTTGCTGCAAACAAGAAGGCTGCCCAGAATGCTGAAATTGATGCCCAACGTGAGGTTGAAATCAACCGACAGTTGGCTGCTGAGCAAGTTGGTATCAAGACTGCTGAGAAAGATAAAGCTGTGGGCATTGCTAATGAAAAGGCACAGCAAGATATTAAGTCACAGCAAAAGATCACCACAGAAAAAGCTATGGACGTTGCTCGTGTAGAGAACGTGAAGGCTGCTGAAATTGCTAAAGATGTGAACATCGTTCAGGCCGAAGAACGTAAGCAGACTGACGTGATTAGCGCTGAAGGTCAGAAGCAGAAGGATGTGATTAGCGCTGAAGGTCAGAAGCAAAAGACCACGTTGATTGCTGAAGGTAACTTGGAAGCACAGAAGCGTGAAGCTGAAGGTTTGTTGGTCAATGGTCAAGCTAAAGCTGAAGCCGAAAAGCTGATGCAGATGGCTCCTGTTGAAGCCCAGATCGTATTGGCTAAGGAGATTGGTGAGAACCAAAGCTACCAACAATACTTGATCACTATCCGTCAAGTGGAAGCTAACCAAGCGATCGGTGTTGAACAAGCACGTGCATTGGACAAAGCCGACATCAAGGTGATTGCTAACTCTGGTACAGTGACTGGTGGCATTAGCTCACTCGGCGACCTGTTTACCTCACAGGGTGGCCAGAACGTAGGTGCAGCTCTTGAGGGTCTTGCTAACTCCGAAATGGGTAAGCAATTGCTCGACAAATTCATCTCAACACCTTCTACAAAGAAGTAATATGCAGTGGCAAGTTGAAACCAAAGAGAAGAAGTGTGTATATCAACGTACACACTACATGGTACCAGAAGATAGTCCTGTTGCTGCTGGCAAGACTTTCTTCATCGATGAACTGTATCGTTGGGGTTGGTGTGTTGTTCAGTCTGATACAAAGCCAGAGCAACACCCAACAGACCCATACTCCAATCCATTTGAGCTAGGCGACTATGATGTTGAAGATCAAGAGTGTGATGATGGCTGTTCGTTGGAATTTAATTATGACGAAGCTGATGATTGGACTGATGAGGAAAAACAATACATCGATGGCTTATGGCAACAAGACCAATGGTGTGCATTTGATGAGAACGGAATCTGCTCTGTAGATTGTGATGTTCATTATGTTGGCCCATTGGAAGTCACTTGTTTGGAAGAGGTCGATGAAGTAGAAGAACCGAAACCAGCTCCAAAAGCTACTTGGCCATTCTAACTGTTGTTGGACTGTCTAGTTCGTTGTATAATTGTTAGATCAACTAAGGAGAGTATATGATTGATTCTGAATATGTTTTAGGTAAACTTGGACTTCGTTCAGGTATGTCTGTGACCCGTGCAATTACTGCTGTTGGTATTCGTATCAGCGACAGCTCAGACCAGCTTAAAGCAGCAAATAAGATCATCATCTCCTTAGGCGCAAAGCCAGTAAGTAATGTTGCGCTAGCTGATGTGCTCGCTAAAGGATTAGTTGAGCAGGCTGTGCTACGTGGTGCAGAATATGTACCAGAGGATGCACTCGTAGTAGCTACTGCCAAGTATGATCGACTAATGGCTACAATGCCTTATGTATTCTCAACTGAAGATAAAACGTCTGGTGGTGCGGTCAATGATAAGAAAGCAATGGCACTGGAGATCTTCAATCGCGAGACCGGAAAAGGCTTGACCAATACTGCAATTGCTGAGATAATTGCTACAGAGTTGGAAATCTCATTGGCCAACGCACAATACTACGTCACACGCGTCTTCGCGAAATATTCAAAATGATCCTGAACATCCTCAACACCCTCGCTTCTGACAATGGTCGTAATTTCAAGATCGACTATCTCAAACAGCATGCATCTAACAACACACTCAAGCAAGCTGTGTTCTTAGCACTCGATCCATATACTCAATTCTTCATTCGCAAGATTCCAAAGTATATGACTGACTCTGTTCCGACACGCACGTTGGACCAAGCAATGTCCGATCTCTTAGCACTATCCAGGCGAGAGGTTACAGGACACGAAGGTATCGATTATCTGACGGATCTTCTCGAAACGCTTACAGCATCAGATGCTAAAGTGGTAGAGTGTATCATTCAAAAAGACTTGAAGTGTGGAGTGTCAGACTCTACTGCTAATAAGGTATGGCCAGGTTTGATTCACGAGTATCCATGTATGCTCGCGTCTGCATTTGAGCAGAAGCTGATCGATAAGATTCAATTCCCAGCATATGCTCAATTGAAGATGGATGGTATGCGTTTCAATGCTATCGTCAAAGGTAGCAAGTGTGAGTTCCGTTCGCGCAATGGTAAGCTGATTGATATTCCAAGCGAGTTGTTCCCTCAACCATTCATTAAGTTGGCTGAGCAATATGGCCAAGATATGGTATTCGATGGTGAACTACTTGTTGTTGGTATTGCAGGCCAACCGCTCGATCGTAAGACAGGCAATGGTCTTTTGAATAAAGCTGTTAAGGGCACGATGTCGGATGAAGAGGCTGAGAATGTTCGTGCCACATTGTGGGACGCTATTCCAGTGGAACACTTCACAGCTGGCAAGTACACAAAGTCATATCTCGATCGCGTAGCAACGCTTTCCGATGCAATCGCTCATGTTCGTGATACTACGACGATTGGACATTTTATTGCAATGGTTAAGCATATCCAAGTCGGTACACCAGAAGAGGCGCAAAAAGTGTTCCTTAACTTTTTGTATGATGGCCAAGAAGGTATCATTCTCAAGGACCCATTCGGTATTTGGGAAAACAAACGTGCTAAGCACCAAGTTAAGTACAAAGGCGAGTTCGAATGTGACTTGATTTGTGTTGGTTGGGATGAAGGTACAGGTAAGAACGTTGGACGTCTTGGTGCCTTGCAGTTGGAATCTTCTTGCGGTATGCTGAAAGTCGGCGTCGGTTCTGGCTTCAATGACAAAGACCGGGATACGATTGGTAGGGATGTCATCGGCAAGATTGTAACAGTGAAATACAACGCTGTAGTCGACGATAAACGCAAGGATACGAAGTCTTTATTCCTCCCTATCTTCCTGGAGATTCGTGAGGACAAGACCACTGCTGATGCGTTGTCCAAGCTGTTGTAAGAATTCGGTTTTGTGGTTATAATAATCACATGAAGTTCTACACAGAGACCACAATTTGGAAAGACGGAGGTGCTAATCACACCTACCTCTTATCGGACAACAAGACTAAGATGTATGCCTACGTCAAAGCAGGCACTACTAAAGTCATTGAATTCAAGAACCCAATTGACATCGACATTCGTGGTCGTAAGTTCGTTGAGGTTAGGAATACATTCAAGTACAAAATTCCAGAAGCACCATCACTCTATCCGAATTGGAAAGTTGTCGGTTCGAAGGGTGATGTGTATACTGTAGAATTGATTGGTACAAAGTACAGCTGCTCGTGTGCTGGCTTTAAGTTTCGTCACAAGTGTTCACATATTGAAAGTGTAAAATGAACGATAAAGCATCCGGTTGGAAGAAACGTCAAGTCGCTGATGAGGTAGCGAAGAGTGAAACGCTCACTCTAGGCGAGTTGCTGCGAGCAAAGATTGAGGCAGGAATCGAGGAAGACGAGCGCGCAAAGCCATACCTTCCGCGGAATATGACCAATCAACAACTGCTAGACTTGACACCTGATCAAGTGTATATGCATATCCACACAGGTGAGTGGAAGATTGAAGACTTTACCACATGGGTATTTGCATGTGAGACATATGCATTCATGCAGGGCGCAGAAGACGGAGGTGTGTTATGATTAAGTTTATCGCTGGCGTAATTACCGGCATTATGATTTGTACTGTTGGCTTCTCTGGAATCTTTAAGATGATGGACAATGGAGTATCCAAAGTCCAACAAGCATCTAAAGAAGCTGCCCAGTAATTAGATACCGTATGTTGTTTTAATAGCGTCGTAGTTCTGGGTCACTTCTGATCCGGACAACGCTCTATTGTATACGCGCATCTGATAGAATACTGGATAGTATGCTGACGTTGTGTTGTTTAGTTTATCAGTTGCGCCAGTACCAACGTTTGTGTGTCTTGCACCGAACAAGAATTCCGAGGTCGCAAAGCTGCCAGGGTTCGACAGCGTCGCCGTCGTTCCAAACTGAGTACCGTTTAGATATAGGCTCTTGCTCGTTCCATTGATAACGAATATCCAATGCCTGATAGCATTGCTTGCCGTTATTGTTGCGCTCGTAGTGTTTGACATAGGCGAACCCCACACGAGTGTGGCTGAATTCAGCATATACGCTAAGTAGCCTCTACTAAAGCTATATGCTTCGTTACCCCAGATCGTGGACCAGTACGATGTTGGGTTAAACGATGCAACGATTTCAATCGTTGACGTATTACTACTGATGTTGTATGGTACACTGATGTAATCATTACCCAAGTATGATGTATTATTCAGTCGTATGCCGCCACCGTTATTTGAAACGTATGTGGGTGTACCTTGCAATGTTGCATTGCGGCCATTGCCAGACGCATCGGTCCATGTCGATCCAGACGATGGGGCAGTCAATAGATTGAATTGCAGGCCAGATGTAACAATATTAGGTCCTGGTGGCGCAGGCGGAGTGCCGCCCTCTGCGACAATTCTATTACCAGAAATTCTTACACCGGATATTTGCATATATAAAATAGATTAGTGAATCAAGTATTTAAAGAAGCTGCTCAGTAATTAATCCCACAGCCCACCACGCATCTGCCATGCTCCGTCTGTAAAGATCAGCGTGCAAATGTCGCTGTCGGATGTGCCTGCTGTATCTGTAGCACGGAACGGATACAATGTCCAATCCGTTCCGGATGCAGTTACGGTGCGAGCATTACCTACGACCACATCAACATCAACAGCTTGAGCAATCCCCGATTGAGGAACAAGGTACATGATCTGTCCCTCTGTGCCGTCACCGAGATAGTATGACCCTGTTGTCAGTTTGTTGATCGTTTTTGATGTGTCGAGGACTGTTTCGAACCCATGATTGCCGCCCGTCTTTGCTATCGTACTGCTCGCTACCATTCCTGGCATCGTTAAGTTGCCATCTTTGTTGAATATCCAACTAGATGTTGAGTTGATTGACGGGCTAGCGAAAGGAGAGCTGTGAGTAGTGATGATGACTAAGTCAGCATTGCTCGACGTCATCGTGGTGGATGTGAACGTCACACTACCAGTATTGGCGTTGATCACATTAGCCCAGCGTACGGATGTGCCGTTAGATGTTAGTACTTGACCGTTTGCTCCAGTTGAACCATTCGCATAGATTCCGCCTGGAATACTGAACAGCCCATCTGCACCAAACGTCCACTCTTTACCATTAGTTACTATATTGATACTGTTATTGTTCAGCTGACCGATTGTGTTACCGTTGAAAGTGATCGTGCCAGTGTTAGCGGACGCCATTACGGAGCCAGCATTAATTACAGCTGTGTTCGATAATGTCAGGTTAAGCATGCCGCCAATAACATTGGCGCTAACGACACCTACACCAGGATCTCCAGCAACGCCGCTAGATACTTCTATTTCATATCCTTCACGACTCGACGCTACGCCAACTACAGCCGTCTGTCCTGATACTAGTGTTGCTGTAATTGTACTCATTATGCTACCCCTGGGCTAACGCGCATAGATCCTTCAACGATACGGGTTTTGAACCCTGTATTATCGATGATTGATACATCATATACGTACTTTGTAGGCTGCAATAGCGCTGTCTCGGTTGGTGTCAGAGAAATTGTTACCTGGCCAAGTGTAGCGTTTGCCACAGCAGACGTCATTGCGACTGCCTGGTTATCTGGCGTTTGGTGCATTGGCTTGTATTTTGCAACTGTGGTATAATTGGAGAGATTCAGCACAGATCCGTTGTCTTTGACGATAAACGTCACTTGGAAACTTGCTTTTTGATTGATAATTAGATCTACTGTAGCGTCAGCGGACATTTGGAATTCCCTGTAGTTGGTACTTAAATTTAGTATGAAACTATTTATCCAACCGTTGACCCGACGATTGGAAGGCTATATAATAACAGCAAGCAAAGAGATAGACTCTGCGCTACCAACTATTCTAAGGAGCTTAGAATGTCAAAACCATATGGCACTCTCGTCCTAATCGGACGTTTTCAACCGTTTCACAATGCTCACCTTGAGATTATCAAGCGTGCTACTGCATTGACTGACAACCTCGTAATCGTTACAGGTTCAGCAAACCAACCACGCACATACAAGAATCCGTTCACTTCTGCTGAACGTGAACAGATGATCAAAGCCGCAACAGGCGGTCTTACTCTGAAGATTCACATCGAATCCAACCCTGACACAATCTACAACGACCAAGCATGGGCTGTTCGTGTACAAACGATTGTAAACCGCTATCGCGTTGCAGATACACGTACTGCCATCATCGGCCACAAGAAAGACGAATCCAGCTTCTACTTGGATATGTTCCCACAATGGGAGTATGTTGATGTTGAAGAGATCGAACCTCTGAGTGCAGTCAATATCCGCGACTTGTACTTCAAGCGCGATGCTAACATGAACTTCATTAAGGCGGTTGTACCACAAACTACATTCGTGTACTTGGATGCATTCAAAGATACACCAGAGTATGAGCAGATCATTCGCGAACGTGAGTTCGTTGAGAATTACAAGAAGCAATATGCCTCTTTGCCATACCCACCAATCTTCTCTACTGCCGATGCTGTAGTGATTCAATCTGGCCACGTACTGTTGATCAAACGTCGTGCTGAACCAGGTAAAGGTTTGTGGGCAATGCCTGGTGGCTATGTCAACGCTAACACAGATAAGACTGTAGAAGATGCTGCCATTCGTGAGCTGCGTGAGGAAACTATGATTAAGGTTCCTGGCCCAGTGTTGCGTGGTAACATTGTCCGTAGCAAAGTGTTTGATGCAATCGATCGTAGCCCTCGTGGCCGTATCATTACTCACGCCTTCTTCATCCAATTGCCAGATGGCGAATTGCCAAAGGTGAAAGGTTCTGATGATGCTGAGAAAGCACGTTGGGTTCCGATTGCTGATGTTAAGCCAGAAGAGTGTTTCGAAGATCACTACGAAATCCTCCAACACTTCTTGGGTGCGTAAAATGAGTCAATATGATATCACAGTTAAGATCCGTGTTACTGTTGAAGATGGCGGCGGTATGACAGAAGCAGAGTGGGCTGACTACATTGCCAAGTCATACGCTGAAATGGCTCTTACATATAAGAGTATCGGTGCTGACGAAGTTGTCCGTGTTGATGTGGAGGAAGTGTAATGGTAACAGTAGTGCGCACTGAACCTCACCCAAGTGTGGTGAAAGAAGCAATCTGCCGGAACTGCGGTGCGACATTAAACTATGTCCCCGCAGACATCAAGGATGAAGTGCATTCAGACTATGGTGGTGGCCGAGAGACGGTACGGTTTATCAAATGTCCACCATGTGGCCATAAAGTGACAGTGAAAGGATATTGATTATGTGGAAAAATGTAAACGTATTTGAGGATGAAAAAGAGCATGTTAAAAAGTATGTGTTTGAAAAGGATGACATTGCTGTGGAATCGGTACTGTATCGGTATCCTACTTACGACGAACGCACTGTTCTCTGTATTTCTACTATGTGTGGGTGTCCCATGGGTTGTCGCTTTTGTGGAACCGGTGACTATTTTGTCCGTAGTCTTACTGCTGATGAAATTGTCGGACAAGCAGAGTACATCTTAGATACACAAATCAACGGACTGGATCCTGCTAGCATTAAGAAGCTGCAGATCATGGTAATGTCGATGGGTGAGCCTGCTCTGAATAAAGCATTGGAACAAGCATTTGAGGTATTGTATGCAAAGTACCCTAACGCTGCTCTGTTGATTAGCTCAAGCGGTCCGAAAGTAGATTACACATGGATTCGCAACATGAGCGTTCGTATCCCTACAGTCGGATTGCAGTTCAGCATTCACGAAAGCACCGATGGAGCTCGCGACAAGTTGATTCCATTCGAGAAGAAACTCAACTTGCAGGAGATTGCTGATCAGGGTGTTCGTTGGTATTTGGATACTGGCCGCAAGCCATACTTCAACTACTGCGCGCATGAAGGCAACAACACATATGAAGACGTTAGCCGTCTGCTTAAACTGTTCCATCCTAGAATTTGGAATGCGACTGTGTCGGTTATCTGTGAGCGTGATGCACACGAAGAAGCGACCAACGATAAGCAGCGCGAGTTGGCAATTGAGTTTGGTAATAAGCTCGTAGTCAATGGTTACGATGTTCGTGTGTTTGATCCTGCTGGTCAAGATACGATCGGTGGCGGTTGTGGTCAATTGTGGTATGTGCAAGACTGGATGAAAGATCACCCAGAGCACGTCAAGCCATCAGTTGGATGTGGATTACAGAAAGTACACACACCTAAGGAGTGGAACGTATGACATTAAAGCATGCTAAAGGTAATTTGATTGATATGGCTGAGCAAGGCCACTTCGATGTGATCGTGCACGGTTGCAATTGCTTCTGTACGATGGGCAGCGGTATTGCGAAGGAGATTCGCGAACGATATCCACTAGCATATCGCGCCGACCAGTTGTCTGAATCTGGCAATCGTGAGAAGTTGGGATCCCTTACAATGGCAGTTGTTGAAAGTGGCGACTATGAGTTTGCAATCGTCAATGCATACACACAATACAGGTATAATAGGAAAGGCGAGACTGCCGATCTGTTTGAGTATGGTGCATTTTTGGATGTATTGCTCACTCTAGTCGAAACGAGTGGCGAGATGCGTATTGGTCTTCCATACATTGGAATGGGGCTTGCCGGTGGGGATAAAGGCCTGATCATCAAGCTAATTGAAATTTTCGCAGAACGAGTTGCCGATAAAGGTGGCTCTGTAACATTAGTGGAGTTTGCATAATGGTAGAGATTAAACCACCATCAACATACGCCCTCAAGGGTGGCTATAAGATTTTCCTTGCTGGATCTATTGAGATGGGTGTAGCAGAAGAATGGCAGACAAAGGTTGCACAAGCATTCAAGGATATCAAGGATGTGTTCATCCTCAATCCACGACGTGATGCTTGGGATTCTGGCTGGAGGCAATCGATTGACGATCCGGCGTTCATGGAGCAAGTGACGTGGGAGCTGGCTTCTCTGGAGAATGCAGATCTGATCCTATACTACTTTGCACCAGGAACACAGAGTCCAATCTCTTTACTTGAGCTTGGCCTTTATGCAAATACAAGTAAAATGATCATGGTATGCTGCCCAGAAGGATTCTGGCGTAAGGGTAACGTTGATGTTGTGTGCGATCGCTACAGCATTCCAACATATGAAAACTTGGACTACATGATTAAAGATGTAGTTAAGTATGTGCCGATTTGGATGGGTTCATCCAAACTAGTTGACTCAGAATGAGGTCTGAGGTATACTAGAAACAAGTCCCCACGATAGACGTGGGGCATTTAACCTGTTAAGGAGATTAACATGAAATTAGCTAAAAACATTATTTTGAACACCGACAGCTACAAAGTGTCGATGATGAAACAATATCCTGCTGGCACTTCTCATGTGTACAGCTATATTGAATCCCGCGGCGGACGTTACGATAAGACTGTGATGTTCGGTTTGCAAGCATTTATCAAAGAGTACTTACTTGAACCCATCACACAAGCCGACATTGATATTGCAGATGAAATTCTCACTGCTCACGGAGAGCCATTCAACCGATCAGGTTGGGAATACATACTTAGCAACCACGCCGGTTACCTTCCTATCGTTATCCGTGCTGTTCCTGAAGGGACTGTGGTTCCTGTTAGCAACGTACTCGCGACTATTGAAAACACTGATCCTGAATGTTTTTGGTTGACTACTTGGCTGGAGACTGCATTGCTTCGTGCTGTGTGGTATGGTACAACTGTAGCAACTCAAAGCTGGAGTATTAAGCAAGTCATCAAAGACTATTTGGAGAAGACCGGTGACCCTGCTGGTATCGATTTTAAGTTACACGACTTTGGTGCTCGTGGTGTTAGCAGTTTTGAGTCTGCCGGTATTGGTGGCGCTGCCCACTTGGTCAACTTCATGGGAAGTGATACTATCACTGGCGTGCTCTATGCTCGTGAGTACTATAACGCTGGCATCGCTGGATTCTCCATCCCAGCAGCTGAACACAGTACTATCACTTCTTGGGGTCGCGACAATGAGGTAAAAGCCTATGAAAACATGCTTAAACAGTTTGCTCGTCCTGGATCTATTGTTGCTGTTGTTAGCGACAGTTACGATGTTTTTAATGCCGCTTCAAAACTCTGGGGTGAAGAACTTCGCCAACAAGTTATTGACAGTGGTGCCACCATTGTTATTCGTCCAGATAGTGGCGATCCTGTTGCTGTTAATCGTCAGCTGGTTGAAATTCTAGGAGAGAAGTTTGGATACACCACAAACGCAAAGGGCTTCAAAGTTCTTAACAATGTCCGACTTATCCAAGGGGATGGGGTCAATGAAATGTCCATCCGTTCTATCCTTGGTGCATTCATGGCGATGGGATGGTCAGCCGACAACATTGCCTTCGGTATGGGCGGTGCATTGTTACAACAAGTCGATCGTGACACACAACGATTTGCGATGAAGTGTTCTGCGGCCTTTGTTATGGGATATGGTTGGGTCGATGTCCAAAAAGATCCAGTGACCGATAGCGGTAAGCGTTCGAAGGCAGGCCGTGTTACATTGTGGACTAATAGTGGTGGGGAATTCGCTTCTGGCGTAACTGCTCCTACAGGTTGGTCCGATAAAGGCATCGGCGGTTGGAATGATGCATTGGCAGAAGTCTACCGCGATGGTAAGCTGATCAAGGAATACACCTTTGATGAGGTTCGAGCTAACGCTCGCAAATAAGAGAAGGCCACTCCGGTGGCCTTTTTCTTTGGTCTATTGTATAATTGTCATATGAACAAACGAACAATTCAACTCATCACCGAGGCTGATGCCTATGCTTGGACCATTGCTGAAAAGTATATACCTGAATGTGGTGAAGTAAACTATCTTTGGGAAGATGCATTCCGTAAAAAGTTCGCCGAGTTGATTGTTCGGGAATGTGCTAAATTCATGGACGAAAATTCTGGCTATAATGATTCTGACGGTTGTTGGTTTCCGGAACCAGAAGATATGTTAAAACATTTCGGAGTTGAAGAATGATTACCGCAAAAGAAGCCAAAGAACTGTATGACCAAAGTGGTCAAGAAGTTGCTGACTACTTGAAACACAGCGTTGAGAAAAAAGTGAAGGAAGCTGCCGAAGGTGGCAAGCGTCAAGTGTTTATTGATATGGGCAGCGTGAGACAGTTTGAGTACCTACAGAGTACAATTACACCTTTGCAAAAGGCTGTAGAATGTCGACTCAAAGAGTTGGGTTATCGTGTTGAGATTAAGTTAGACGGGGCATCTTATGTGCCCCGAGGTTTAGCAGACGACAACGGCAACGGACCTACAATTCAAAACTATGGCATTCATATTGGGTGGTAATATGAACGAACGAATTCAAAAACTTGCTGAACAGGCAGGATATCACCCGGATGTATATGAACTATGCAGGCCCGGTATGGAAAAGTTCGCTGAGTTGATTGTGAAAGAAGTAACCAATATTGTGTTACACTATACCAATGTTGATGAGGGCGTAGCAGTAGCTAAGAAACATTTCGGAGTTGAAGAATGAACGAACGAGCAAAAGAACTTTGGAGCAAGGCTGTTTATTATAACGAGGACACCCAATGTTGGGAACTCGACCGTAAGAAGTTTGTGGATTCTATTGTTAGTGAATGTGCTGATATAAGCGATGCGAGTTTTCATAATGGTAGTGCTGGGTATTTGGCTATCTTAAACCATTTCGGAGTTGAAGAATGAACTTGAATATCATCGAGCGTATGCGTGAAGAGTTGCAGCCGAAGGGTACTGCGCCTATTGTCATTCTCCGCACTCATGGAGTAGGTATCGTGATGCCTGCCGAATTTGTTACTAAGTGCATTGACGAACTGGAACGTATCCCTGTGCGTGCAGCAGTAGGCGAGGTACCCAGCAACCTGGAGAAGCTAGCATATCAGCTGTTGTTGGATTCTGCATACATCGATCCTAAGGCGGAACGTGAGCGCGAAGAGCGCTTGGCTGAGTATGCAAAGGAAGCACAATGAATATTAAAACTGTAGCAGACAATCTGCGTAACACAATCGCAGGTAAGGTAAAGCACGAGGCTGAGTTGGAATATGCGTTGACGTTGGCAACTTCGGGCGAACGTATGGCACTGGCTGCTACGCTTGCATACCTGCAAATCAACATCGGGGAACTCAAGCTAATCCTAGCTGATGTTGAGAAATGTCAGACTCCAGTGTATACTTCATCCGATGACCCACTTGATGGTCCAATGATTAAAATGTTTCGAGATTAATATGAACAAAAAGCAATTCATCGACCACTACGTTTGTACATTCTTGGCATCCTATATGGCTGGCAATTATGATGATGACTGTATGAATGGACATCCTGGTGAGCCATATGACCACCAGCCGGTCGAGGATGCTAGGTTCTGTGCTGAGCGTGCATGGAAGCAATACTACGACCCATACGCCATTGGTCAGCAGTTGTTTGACGATGGAAGAGGACTAAGCGATGTTCTCAATGCTGTCGAGAAAGAGGACTGGGACGAGTGCCGTAAGGGGTATGAAGAACAAGCACAACGGAGAGCATACTATGACTAAGCGAATTGAAGAGCTTATCGAACAGGCTACTACTATTGAGCATGGAGCAGACAATGGGTTCGACCGCGTGACGTTCGATAAGGAAAAGTTCGCCGAGTTGATTATCGATATGTGTGCCGAGCATATATTGACATCATCCGATCGATATCGCAAAGAGTATTTCGCTGCTAAAGTATTGGAGTTAAAGAATGAACGAACGAATTAAAGAACTTGCCGAACAAACTGGCATTATTAATACGGAACTTTTGAATGAGTCGCAGAAAATAATGCTTGAAAGGTTCGCCGAGTCGATTGTGCAGCAGTGTATGTCGATGTGTGACGAGCGAAGAGCAGTGTACTTCGGCCAACGCGTAGCATCAGACGTTTTTATTGACAAGAATATGTACGCAGAGGGCGAGGCGGCTTGCGAAGCAATACGCTACAATATCAAACAACACTTCGGAGTTGAATAATGTGTGAAGATAAAGATGTTTTGTATTTCCTACTGATGATATTCTTTGTTGGAATAGTGTACGTGTTGAAAATATTTGCTGACGTGAGGAAGCCGTAATGAGTTGTACGCACGAACGAAGAACTAGCCGCTGGGTAGAAACAGAAGATTGGTATCACGGCGGCACAACAGGCGAGTGGGAGTATACCACAGAGTATACAACCGTTGACATTGACTTACACAGATATAAGTGTACGCAATGTGGCCTAGTAATGTACTATTCAGGCCGTGCTCGTGAGTACTACGAAGAAGGTAAAAAATCTGATTGGATTAAAGGATTGCAATGACTGATGAAGAAACATTGAAGTGGTTTACTGATCGTGGCCATTGGATTATCCGTAAGGTGCCTAATACCAAGGATCAATTCTACGTCGCCGCTGGTAATCCTCCAGCACGTGTTCTGCAAATTTATAACATCCAATGATTATCTACTCTGCAGAATATAACGATTGCATCTACGAGTCTGCATTTGGTACGATCTCCCTCCACCGAACATATGAGGGTGCGTGCAATGTAATTCGTAAGGATGAGCGCAAGAAGTTGAATCAATGGAAAAAACTGGGCCAGGACTCTATTCCAGAGTATGAGCAATGGCGCGTTCGTGAAATTGAGCTGTTGGAGTAATTGTTGGACTGTTGTATAATTGTTTCTATCAAATAAGGAAACATATGTTCAATTGGTTCAGCAAGAAAGAGCGTAAGATTGCATTCATCGATGGTGACCAACGTCTGCCTGGATTGATCAAGGCATACCAAGAGCACGTAGTTGGTACAAATACCGAAACACACTTGATCCGGTTAATGTCCAAGTCTGATAGAAACAACGAACCTCATATCCTGCGTAACATTGAGGGTATCAATAAGATCTACCTCGAGGGATTCACTACAGGCAAAGAGGTAACCGATAAGTTCATCGGTGCGTATATCCAGAAAGCAATCAGCGATGGATATACACACATCACGGTGATCTCTGGTGACTACGACTTTATTGATATCTTTAAGATGGCAGCGATTGTTGACAAGAAAGCGTCAAAGTTGACATTTCGAATGATCGTACCTAACGCACAAGGCCGAGTGAAAGACCTTCCAGACCAATTGTTGAACATTGAAATTATTAAGTGAGAATGAAATGAGAAAACTAGCTACTATTCGTAAGATTGATGAACTGAACCCAATCGAGGGCGCAGACGCTATTGAGTGCGCTGTTGTTGGTGGTTGGAAAGTTGTTGCACAGAAGGGTCTCTACAACGTTGGCGACCTCGCTGTATACTTCGAAATCGATTCTTGGATTCCAACTGTGATTGCCCCCTTCCTATCTAAGAGTAAAGAGCCTCGCGAATTTGAAGGTGTTAAGGGTGAACGCCTGAAGACTATCAAACTACGTGGTCAGTTGTCTCAGGGTCTGTTGATGCCTGTCCATAATGATAAGACTGGCACATACCTGATGATCTATACGGACGAAACAGGTGAGTATTCTCTAACTGTTGCTGAAGGTGATGATGTCACTGAAGCTCTCGGTATCAAGAAGTGGGAAAAGCCAATCAACGCTCAGCTTGCTGGTGTGTGCCGTGGTAACTTCCCTTCATTGATTCCTAAGACTGATCAAGAGC